TTTCTTTGAAAAGCAACATCTTTAGATTGTATTATGACACTTCCAACTGGTATGTTTGTATCAAATGTGACAGAGCTAAAAGTACATCTAGCAGCAGAATTGTCTAAGTCGGCTGTCAATGTTAAACTGTATTCTCTACCCGTTCCTCTATGTATTAATTTTACTACATCTCCAGTAAAAGCCATTTTTTGATTTAAAGGAAAAATAGATAAAACAGTTGTTGCACCTCCTTCAGAGGCATCTGATACAGTAGCTAAAACTTTATTATTAAGATATTGTTGTATTGACATTTTACCAGCTATTAGTAGATAAGGAATTATTTGTATTATTATTTAAACTATCTGCTTCTAAAGTTTCTGTTAATGTAGGTGAGCTTGTGTTTATCTCATACCATTCACCTTGCCAAGTATCTTGATTGGCAATAAAAGTACATTCATAAGGAATATATAATTTGCTGTCAATAGTAATACCATTATTAAATTTATATCCATTTAAATCAACATTGTTTGATAGTATTTTTAAAGAACCATTAAATATACTTGCTCCATCATTCTGACCTATCATAATTTGATTTAGTAATAAATTACTTATAGATTTACCAGTACCTGATCCATAAGCTACATAAGTTGCAACATTACCATTGTCAAAAGCACTTGTATCAAAATCATAAACTGATATACGACCTTGTCCAGCTAAAGGTCCTGTTCCAATAAAAACCTCACCTACTTCATAGGTTACGCCATTAGATATATTTTGAGTAGTTCTAAAAAATCGTTTGCTTGTTGATTCACCATTAACATAGGCTTGTATTAGTTGATCGTTAGCGTTTTCTGGTGCTGAAAAAATATAAAAATTTTGCTGATCTGGTGCTGTTGTAATCTCTGTTCCAGTATCTGGATCAGAATTGCCATAATTAAAATACATTTTAGCAAAACATTCAAAAAACAAATTACCACTAAAAGGAACTTCTTCAGTTTCAAAATCTAATTCATAAAAGTTTGACGGTGTTGTACCTACATAACCAAAAGAACCAGCAGAAGTTGAAGCACTATAGTCTGGAGCATTTCCATAAGCAGAACTTGAAGTCCAAGGAGCTGCATCACCAGTTGTATAATTATAACGAGCATAAACCGTTGAACTATCACCAACTAGTTTAAGTCTATGAAAAAATAAAATTGCAGCAGCTCCAGTTCCAATAATTGTTTCGAGTTGTGCTATAGTACCATTAAATGCTCTTTTAAATCTCCTTTTAAATCTTATTGTCTGACCAGATATCTGAGTAATCTCTCCTAATCCAAAACTTATTTTGTCAGATGTAGCGTCATTAATTCCATAAATATCACCATCAGTATTAAAACCATCTCCAACACTATGCCAACCATTCCAAGCTACCAATGCGTTGTTTATTGGTGTTTGTGAACCAGCATTACCACTGATACTAGTAGGTATTAAATCATAACTCCTAAACATCTCATAGGTTAGATTGGCTTCTTTTAATATAGCTAAAGAGTCAAAATCATTACCAGCCAACCTTTGAATGTTTGTTCCATCTTCTGTTTTGTTTTCTGAATAAGAGGTACTAAAACTTGGTGAAGATGTACTACCATTATTTGATTTGGTATAATCTCGTCTAAATTGGTCAGATGATGACATTTGCTCATAAGTGTTAATTTGTATAAATGTCCATATACCATTACTCAAAAACAATCTAGCTCCAAAAACCTTACAAATATCATTTAATAATTTAAAAGCTGTTTTAGGCTTTCTAGTTCCATTGTCATCGACTGGAGCGTAAGCACAAGCCTTAAATCTTGAAAGGTTAAGAGGATCACGATTTTGCGCACGTTGTGCTGGATATGGTGTCCAATCAACTACAGTTCTTATAAATCTGTCTGTACTACCCCAGTTGTTTTCTGTATCAACGTCAGTAGTCAAAGAATTATATATATATCTATAAGCAGTATAATAAGAATTAAAATCATAAGCAACTTCTTCATTAAAAGGTATATTTTCTAAAGCACCTAATCCACAAATTGCAGTTAATTTAATTTCTCTTGGTAAAGAAATATCTTCTTCAGCGTTTATATCATTTAATAAGTTACCTGCCCAAAATAAATAATATGTAGAATCATCAGTAGAATTTTCAATTTTTAATTGCCACTTTTTATAGGCTGATGTCTTTATCGAATTTACAATTGTAGTTATATTGCTTGGTGTTCCATTACCAGAATTGTCATCAATAAAAAAACCCAAATCTACTTTGGATGGTATTAAGCCAGTAAATCTGTCATCATCGTTAGTTTCGTAAGTCAATTTAAATCCCTCATCATTAGCAAAAACATCAGTATACAAAGAAGATGATATAGTATCTGTGTCAATGATTGTTATTCTGTAATAAGTTCCTCTATCACTTCTAAACTTATATTGTATTCTATCTACTATAGCCATTAATAACCTCTTGTTCTTGTTCTGTTATTTCTTGCTCGATCTGAACTTAATAAAATATCTTGTCCACTTATTGTTCCAAATACTTCAACAGCTCCACCACCATTTATACCTATCATAGATTTTAATTTATCTAATGGAGCTATGACTTCTGGATTACTTATAGATGTTCCAGGTCCTTCTCCAACCATTGCTAAAGTTGCTCCAGTTACCATACCACCATTACTAAAAAATGGTAATCCTTTTAATAGTTTACCTATACCTCCAAAACCTCCTATGTCTTTAAATCCTAAAGCCTTTCCAATACCAGTACCACCTAATAAAGCATTAAGAGCGGCAGTTGCAGCTAGTTGAGCTAGTATTGCTGACATAGCTCTTTTAGAGCCTTCTACAAACGATTTGAAGAAACCTTCTGAACTCTGCAAGGCTTGAGCAAAAGTACCTTGTAAAACATTACCAAAACTCATAAAACTATCTTCCAGTCCTTCAGTTATAGTTTTGATGTTTTCTTCTTGTTTCTTCAACTCTTTTAAACGTTTTAATACATCATCTGGTATGGGAGGCCCCATAACACCTTGTGGCTGAGTTTTCGTTTTAGAACCTTCAGATCCACCTCCAGATCCACCTCCAGAAGCACCTCCAGATCCACCCCCACCTAAATTTAAAGCTCCACTTATATCTTTTAAAGCCTTTTTAATTTTTTTACCTTGATTATCTATAAAAGTTCCAAAGTCTTGGAAGTCATTTTCATAATCTTGAAGTTCGATCTTCATATCTCTGAAAAAGTCAGCTCCTTTTTCAAATGGACTAGGAATTTTTGCTTTACCAAAGCGTTGTAAAAATGCATTAAATGAATTAAATAACGAAGTAATAGGATTATGCTCTATTAATGTTGCAATCATTTCTAACAAAGCATTTTTCCACCAGTCAATATCTTTGAACCTTTCAATGAATGCTTCCCAGTTGTCATTAACATAAAGTACGCCTAATGCTAATGCAGCAATCGAAGCAGCAATTGCAATAAATTTAATACTTAAAGTTGTTACAATCGTAACAATACTACCTAAAACAATGAGTAAAGGACCTAAAGCACCAACTAAAATACCAGCAGCTACTGACATTTTTTTGGCTTCTGGTGATAATTTATTAAATTCATCTAATAAATCTTTAAATCCATCAGCTAAATCTAAAACAACGGGCAATAAAATATTACCTATTTCAATTCCTACGTTTTGAAGTCTTACTAAAGTTTGTTTAAATTTAAATCCAGAAGTACCCGATAGTATGTCAAAACCATTATTGATATTACCTAAGCTATTGTGCATCCCATCTAAAACTTCAGCATAAGTTTCAGCTTGTAATCCCATAGTTGATAAAGCACCCACTACAGCTTTAGAACTACCAAACATTGTTAGCAATTCTTCATTGTTGTCACCTAATTTATCAAATAAAAACTCTAGTGTACCCATAAGACTTTGACCTATCATATCCGATAAATCTTCTGTACTCATTTCAAGTTTTTTTAATATATCCTTTTGTTGAGCTGATGGTTTTTGCAAAGACATCAATAAAGAACGCATAGCAGTTAGAGTACCAGCAGCATCACCACTTAATTTTGACATTGTTGCAGATGCAGCTCCTAGTTCTTCCATACTAACACCAG